CAGCAGAAGCAACTGCATCAGCAGATGCAACATCAAAGGCTAACGCAGCCCAAGCAGCAGCAGAAGCAACTGCATCAGCAGATGCAACATCAAAGGCTAACGCAGCCCAAGCAGCAGCAGAAGCAACAGCAGCAGCAGATGCAACATCAAAGGCTAACGCAGCCCAAGCAGCAGCAGAAGCAACAGCATCAGCAGATGCAACATCAAAGGCTAACGCAGCCCAAGCAGCAGCAGAAGCAACTGCATCAGCAGATGCAACATCAAAGGCTAACGCAGCCCAAGCAGCAGCAGAAGCAACAGCAGCAGCAGCGCTTACATCTGCAATTTCAACAGAGGTTTCAAATAGAAACACAGCAATTTCAACAGCTGTAGATAATCTTGTTGATGGTGCACCAGCACTTCTTAACACATTAAATGAATTAGCAGCAGCAATAAATGACGACGCTAACTATACAACAACTATTACAACAGCTCTTGGAACAAAAGCCCCATTAGCTTCTCCAGATTTAACTGGAACACCAACTGCACCAACTGCAGCCGCAAATACAAATACAACACAGATTGCAACTACAGCATTTGCTAAGGCAGAAGCAGACGCAGCTCAAGCAGCAGCAGAAGCAACAGCAGCAGCAGATGCAACATCAAAGGCTAACGCAGCCCAAGCAGCAGCAGAAGCAACTGCATCAGCAGATGCAACATCAAAGGCTAACGCAGCCCAAGCAGCAGCAGAAGCAACTGCATCAGCAGATGCAACATCAAAGGCTAACGCAGCCCAAGCAGCAGCAGAAGCAACTGCAGCAACAGCTAATACAGCTCAGCAAGCAGGAACAACAGCATTCACAGCATTAAATGTTAACGATCAGGCTAAGCAAATTGCAGCTTCATCTTCTGGAACAGCAACAGTTGCTGGAATAGCTTATGAGTGGGCAAAGGCTGACTATCGTTCAGGTAAGTTCCTTGTTAAAATTGACAATGCAACTCACAATGAAATATCAGAAATTCTAGTAACACTAGATTCATCAGACAACGTGGCAGTTACAGAATATGCAATTGTCGGAACTAATGGATCAAGAGGAACTATTACAGCTGATGTATCAGGTTCAAACGTAAGAATACGAGTTACTCCAGTAAATGACTCAACAGTTAAAGTATCTGGAACACTGATTAAATAATTAAATAAAGGTTTTGGGGGATTCCTTAAAAATCCCCCACAAAAAAATTAGGGGATATGTGAACTTAAATGGCAACAGTAGATAAAAATTTTAGAGTAAAAAATGGATTAAATGTGGCTGGCACAGCAACATTTAATACAGACATTGTAATAGGAACTACCCCTATATCTTTTGATACAAACACTGGGAGACTAAAAATCCAAATTAATGGAAATTGGTCTCCTGTCGCATTTGTAGGAGATATTCCAGATCCAAATGAAACAATTAGCTTTATGGATATTGGACTAGCAGTTGATTATGATGGTCAACCATCATATATTGTTCAGGCTAACGGAGTTACTCCGTCTGCACTAAGTAAGTTTGCCGATGGAGGCTCACCAACATCAAATGCATGGAGCATGTACTTTGATTCAGGTAACATCTAATTGGTTTTGCAAGTCAATAATGCTATAATAGCAAATATAAAATAATAAGGGGTGGCAAAAATGTCAACAGTAAGAATTCAGCTTAGAAGAGGTTTAGCATCAGAGTGGGCAACCGCAGATGCAATTGGCGACGGAGTAGTATTAGCGCCAGGTGAAGTAGGTTTTATCACAGACGAAAATACATTTAAAGTAGGTAACGGAGACGACAAGTTCGGAGATCTTCCATACATTCTAGAGTCTTCATTGGGAGATTACATTCCAATGTCACAGTTTGGAACACCTTCAGGTGTTGCAACTCTTGATTCAAATGGTATATTAAGCACATCACAGCTACCAGCACTTGCTAAGGTTACAGTTGCTTCAGCAGCAAACCAATCAGCAAGACTTGCTCTAACAGCAGAGCCTGGAGATATTGCTATTCAAGCAGATAATGGACAGTCATACGTTCTTAAGGCAACACCAGCCTCAACAGATTCAAACTGGCAGGCATTAGTTGGCTCAGAAGCTGTAGTAGATACAGTAGAAGCAGCACTAGTTGCTGGAACAGGATTAGACAAGACATACAATGATACAGATGGAACAATTACAATCGATATTGATTCAACAGTAGCAACAAAGACATACGCAGACAATTCAGTAAATAGCGGAATTTCAACACATAATTCAGATATAACAAATGTTCACGGAATTGAAGATACATCAGCTTTAGCAACAAAGGCCTATGCTGATAATGCAGTAACAGTTGCAGTTGCAGGAATTGTTAGCACAGCTCCTGAAACTTTAAATACTTTAAATGAAATCGCAACAGCATTAGGAAATGATGCTAATTACTCTGCATCAGTTACAGCAGCACTTGGCGGCAAGCTTGCAAAGGCTGGTGGAGAAATGCAAGGAGCCATTGATATGGGCTCATCAAACAAGATTATAAGATTAGCAACACCAACTGACCTGTACGACGCAGCTACCAAAAAGTATGTTGATGATCAAGGTGCAAATTATGATATTAATGGTGCAGCTTCACAAGCAAGAATTGATGCAGAACTTACAGCATCAGGAGCACTTACAGCTCACAATGATGACACAATGGGTGTTCACGGTATAGCAAATACTGCAGCACTAACTACATCTGACCAGGTTTCAGCATCAATTGAATCTGCAATCGGAACACACAATTCTGACTCTACAAACGTACACGGTGTTGGAGATATGACAGCTTTAGCTACAAGAACATATGCAGATGATGCTGTAGAGACAGCAATTGATGCAGAAGTAATAGCAAGAGATGCAGCAATTACAACAGCAATTGGAACTGAGGCAAATGATAGAAATACAGCAATTGGTACAGCTGTAACAGCTCATAACGATGACACAACAAACGTTCATGGTATTGCAGATACTTCAGCCCTTGCAACAAAGTCTTATGCAGACACAGCAGAAGCAGATGCAATTACAGCAGCAGGTTCAGCAGCTGATACAAAAATTTCAACAGCAATAGCAGCACTTACAAAGTCCTCAGTAGGACTTGGAAATGTTGATAATACATCAGACGAATCTAAGCCAGTTTCAACAGCACAGGCTACAGCAATTGCAACTGCTAAATCAGAAGCTATTGCAGATGCAACAGCTCAGGTAAATGCAGTAATTGCATCAGCTCCAGCAGCACTCAATACACTTGATGAACTTGCAGCAGCATTGGGTGACGATGCAAACTTTGCAACAACCGTTACTAACGGTCTTGCAGCAAAAGCACCAATCAATGCCCCAACATTTACAGGTCTTGTAACCGTTGCAGCATCTGGAGTAGCATTTACAGATGGAACTCAAACAAAAGAAGGAGTTCCTTCACGGACAGTAATTGGAACAACAATTGCTGGTGCTTACAACCTATCAACAGGTGGATTAGCGCTTAGAGATCAGTTAATACCAGTTTCAGGAACACATGCAATTACAGTTCCTACAAATGCAACAACCGCTTATCCAATAGGAACTTCAATAAGCTTCTACCAGTCAGCTGGAACAGACGCAAGCTTTGTGGAAGCATCTGGAGTTACAATTTTAAGAACTCCAGGACTAAAGTTAAGAGCAACATCTTCATCAGCAACAATAACAAAGGTCGCAACAGATACTTGGTTACTTGCTGGAGACTTGAAAGCATAATTAGGGAAATAGGAGAATAAAATGACAAAAAATATAGGTAGAAAATCTTCAGCCCAAGATAACTTTATTGGACCAAATCCAGTTACAGGACTTTCTGCAACTGATGTAGGAACAGGTCGGCCTTATGATAACGGCGCTGTAACACTTTACTGGACAGCTCCAGTTGGTTCTAATACTCCAACTGGATACTATGTTAAAGATGGTGGAACAACTGTTGCCACAGTAGCTTTCGGAACAAATACCGCAACTATTCAAAACTTAGCAACATCAGCAGTTAAGACATATACTGTTACTGCATATGATCTTTATAAAGAATCTACAGCCGTATCAGCAAATTCAGTAACAGTAACAACTGTTCCAGACAGACCAATATCAGTTTCAGCAACATCTACTGTTAACGCACAAGATGTACTTTCATGGCAAGAGCCAAGAAATGGTGGAAAGGCAATAACATCTCGCAGATGGACGTCTTCTGATAGTAAAAATGGTTCTGGAACAAGCCCACAAACAATTGCACAAGAAGCTGGAACAGCACAGACATATACAGTTTTCCTAAGCAATGCAAACGGAGAAGGACTAGGACAAACTTCTAGCTCAGTAACAACATTCTTTAGCCCACCTTCTTTCTTTAGTCCACCAGCGTTCTTCGCACCTCCAGGGTTCTTCGCACCTCCAGGGTTCTTCGCACCTCCAGGGTTCTTCGCACCTCCAGGGTTCTTCGCACCTCCAGGGTTCTTTAGTCCGCCAGCGTTCTTCGCACCTCCAGGGTTCTTCGCACCTCCAGGGTTCTTTAGTCCGCCAGCGTTCTTCGGCCCTCCAGGATTTACAGTTTATTCTATTTAAAGATTGACCACTCTCCCCATGCTATGTTATAATATTAATCTAGCGTGGGGAGATTTCTTTGAATAAAATAATATTTCACTCAAGCAATCTATACAACAATATTAATTTAAATTCTACACCATCTTTATCAAAAAAACATATTCCATATTGGTTTTTAAACGCTAAAAGATATTTAGTAGATCCATTTTCAAATAATTTTATTATAAATGAGCAAGGCGGAAAAGAACTTTCATTTAAAGCATGTCCAGCTTTAATGGATATATATGTATCTGGATATATGCTTACAACTCCATGCGACTTAGTTTTTTATAAAGAAAATAATTATATAAATGTAAAAACAGAAGAAGGCTTTGAAGATTTCTGTGCCAGAAGATCTGTAATGGATGATTTCACACCACCATTTGGATACAGTCGCATACCATTTCATTGGTACCCATCCTGGGCTCCAGAAGTGCCAGATGGTTACAGTGTACTTTATTTAAGTCCAGTCAATAGGTTTGATCTTCCATTTATAACAGTTGGAGGAATCATAGATAATGATAAAATAAATACTCCAGGACTTATGCCATTTTTTATAAGAGAAGGCTTTATTGGCACAATCCCAGCTGGAACCCCATACATTCAGATAATTCCTTTTAAAAGAGATGAATGGGAGATGAGTAATAAAATGCATACTCAAGAAGAAATAGATAGTAGAAGGAAAAAATCAAAATCTCTTTATAGAATTAAGTCTGGCGGCGGATATAAAAAGCACACTTGGTCTAAAAAGGTATTTAATTAACAATATATAAATGCTATAATGTAATCATAGATATATTAAGCATATATCAATACTAAAAAAAATGAGGCTAAAATGCTTGCAAATAAATTTGAATATCTTTATCCAGGAGTTATTGTTTATAGAGATGTTTTTACAAAAGAGTTAGATCTTATAAATAGGCTAGAAGGCATACTAGCAAATGAATCTTCAGACAATCAGTGGAAGCAGGCAACAACAGGTTATGCTACATTAGAAAAAAGCTACAGAGATTGCTATGACTTTAAAATTAAAAAGAATACAGATAGCCCAGATGGTAAAACTGAATCTAAGTTAATGTTAGAAAAAATATGGGAAGATGCAAAGGCCGTTCAGATAGCTCCAGTAGAACACTACAGAGCAGGATTTGGCTTAGCAGAGCTAAAGTACTGGGAAGCTTTTAATTTTATAAAGTACGGACCAGGACAACATTTTGATGTTCATTCAGATCATGGGTATTCTTACATATCAACACTTTCATCAGTCGGATACATTAATGATGATTACGAAGGCGGAGAGCTTTTCTTTGATAAAATTAATTTAAAGATTAAGCCAAGAGCTGGAGATTTATATCTTTTTCCATCTTCATATATTTACTCTCACGCAGCTATGCCAGTAATTTCTGGAATGAAATATTCAATAGTTACAATGTTAGATTACCATGAAGCACCACATACCCCTAGATACCGTGAAATTGAAAAAGAATTTTCAGAGGGGTTTCTGTAAAATAAATTGTGTATAAATTTTTAGCATATAAAAACTTAAGCCAATCAGGAAATATATCTCAGCTTCAGGTAAAAAGAGATTGGATGGAAGACACTTATGATAGACATGCATATAATTGCTTTCCAGTTAACTTAACTAATTCTTTAGGTTGGGGTATATCTTTTCCAGAGGATATTGTTTTTGTCTGGGATGGAATATCTGACACAAGCCCAGATCATGTTAAAATTTTATCAGGAGAAAAATGGTGTCATCCATTTAGATCAAATGCCACAATAAGCTTTAAAACAGGCATTACTTTAAAAACAGATGATGACATTACCACCTTAGTTATGCCAGTTCCAAATCAATTTATTGATGGCGCACAATGCTTTACAACATTAATATCGACATCATTTTTTATAGGAGAGATTCAGGTTGCATGGAGAATAACCAAGCCTAATGTTCCAATAACTATACCAGCTGGAACACCAGTATGCTCCATAATACCGCTTGGTCTTGCAAATTTAAATAACTCTGAGCTATTAGTTTTTGATTCATCTAAAATGCCTCCATTAGATTTTAATGGTGAAGAATACGGTATAGAGTCTCAAAGGATTACAAATTCAGGTTCATGGAGTCACTTTTATAGAAATGCAACAGACCATAAAGGTAATTCACTAGGCAAGCATGAGGTAAAAACATTAAGGTTAAAAACAATAAATGAATAAAATAACATTTCATTCAAACAGGCTATACAATAGGGTAAAAGAAAGCTTTAGACCAATACCTTCTAAATCTTATGTTCCAAAATGGTATTCATCTGCAGATAGATATGAAAAAATTCCTGGAACAGAAGACTATTATCTTAACCCAGAAGGTGGCAAGATGTTTTCTTTCAAGGGTTGCCCAGCTTTGCTAGATGTGTTTACTTCTGGCTATCTGTATGTTACTCCATGTGATATTACTTTTTACAAAGAGGGTGGAATTACAAAAGTTAAAACAGAACAAGGTTTTGAAGATTTTTGTGCATCAAGACCAGCCACCCCTAACCTTGAAGTTCCAAAAGGATATCAAAAAGAACATTTTCATTGGTATCCAAATTGGGCACCCAGTTTGCCAGAAGGATATAGCGCTCTATATGTAAGCCCATTAAATAGATTTGAATTACCCTTCATTACCACTGCTGGTATAATAGATAATGACAAGATGGATACTCCAGGGCTGATGCCTTTCTTTTTAAGAGATGATTTTGTGGGTACAATACCAGTTGGTACACCCTACGTTCAAATAATTCCCTTTAAAAGAGAAGACTGGGAGATGGACTTTAAATTTTATGAATATAATGAGATAATAGAAAGACACGAGTACCAGGCAAAAAAATTTAGGACAAAAAACGGCGGGGCATACAAAGAGCATGTCTGGTCAAAAAAGAAATATAAATAAGGGGTAAAATGCAAAATTTAAATAATGAAGTTTCAGAGAGAGCTAGGTTTCAAAGAAAATCAATAACTCCTTCAGGTCATTTTGGAGACTCAAAAGACAATATCGTAGAGTTGGAAAACTTTATGACAGAAGAAGAGCAGACCTACCTATTAGACTTTGCAAAACAAAATAAGTATTGGGATATCACTGAGTCACAGTGGAATGAAAACGGAACAATTATTTATGACCACAGAGTTTGGGAAGATAGAGTAGCAACACTCCATACTCTTCAAAAATCTGATCCAGTTGTTATTGAAATTTTAAATAAAGTTATCAACAGATTAAGACCAGTAATTGAAGAGTTTTTTAATGTTGAGGTAGAGCCGACATATCCAGCAATTGTTAGATGGCCAGTAGGCACAATGCAATTCCCACACGCAGATAAAGAGCTTCACGAAGGCCCTGACGCTGGCACCGAAAACGAGTTCCCTTGGTATGATATAGGTACAGTTTTTTATTTAAACGACGACTATGTTGGCGGAGAACTTTATTTCCCAAAACAAAATATAATATTCAAAACAAAATCTCGTGGAGCTTATTTTTTCCCAGGAGACATGAACTATATTCATGGTGTTAATCAAGTAAAAGAAGGGACCAGGTATACTTGTCCATTTTTCTGGACAGTAACCAGCTTAGAAAGAAATAAAAATGAGTAACGTAATTAAGCATAAAGAAGACACTTTTATTGTATTAGACTTTATATCTGAAGAAGAATGTCAAAAGATGATAAAGTACCTAGAGTTTTTGGCATCTTCCTATAAATTACAATGGAATCAAATTTCTTTTTATGAATCTTATGCTATGGGATTTTGGAAAGTTGACGCAGATCTAATTAAATTTGGTCTACCAGAAGATTACTTTACTAAATTAAAAGAAAAAATTAAATCCAAGTCGGAAGAGCTTTTTGGTACAGATCTAACTGAAATTAGTTATCATGCTCAAAAATGGACAACTGGAGCTTTCGCAAGTTTTCATTCAGACAATACTGATGAGCATGGAAATCCAACAGCATTCATAAGAAGTAAGTTCGCAGCATTTCTTTATTTAAATGAAGATTTTGAAGGCGGCCTATTAAATTGGAAAAACTATGACATAACTGTTACCCCAAAGATAGGTATGCTTGCCGTATTTGACGGTGGTTTTGGAAATGAACATGAAGTCACTACAGTAAAATCTGGAACCAGATATACGATTGGGTCATTTTGGGATAGAGCAGATTCTGTATACACCGAAGAGCAGCAACAGTCTTGGGCCGACGAACTTGCCGTAGTAAGAGCGGAACAAGAAGAGATGTATAAGGAATGGAAAGAGGATAGGGAAAAAGGAATTATCCCTGTATACAAAGGAAAAGGTGAGCAATAAATGGAAATTAATATGCAATACACAGAACTTTATCCAAGGGTAGATGTTTATACTGGTTTATTGCCAGATGCAGATGAACTTTATAGCATTATGAAAGAATCTGAAGAAACTGCAAATGGAAAGTATTACCTTAGAACATGGGATCAATGGTCTGTTTTTGGAACTTATGCTCAGCAAAAACATGATGAGAATGAGCCAAGAGAGTTTGGCGAAAGATATGATAGAGAGAAGCATCTATCAGATAGAGTGTATGAGGCATACAATTTAGCAATTCGTGATTATATAGCCAGACATAACGTAGTTCTTCCAGAAGGATCTGAGCTTATGACTTCATCATTTTCAAAGTACAAGGATGACGTTGATAACATGAAAAATAACATGGCAATGCAATATCATACAGATTTTATAATTAGCGAAAGAGATATGCCAGGAAGAAAATTCCTTTTAACTTGCACAACGTATATTAATGATGACTACGATGGTGGAGATATAGAATTTTTTATTGATGGTAAGTCATATAATCATAAGCCAAAAGCTGGAGACATTCTAGTATTTCCATCTCAAGAGCCTTATTTCCATGGAGTTAAAACCATTAGAAATGGATACAAATATTTTATTAGAAACTTTATAACCTATTCTTACGAAGGCCATGAAGAATGGTTAAGAAATCAAAGGCATTACGGTGCTTATAGATGGATGGAAATGGAAAAAGAAAGAATTGAAAGAGAAAGTAAAGATAATATGCTTTACATTTTAGACGGAAAAGCAGTAAGTCATGATGAATACCAAAATCGTTGAAAAAAATATAATTCATTATACTAATTTAATTCCAAATCCTTCTGCATTTATTAAAATGATAGAAGACATAGATCCGCTTTTAAGTGAGTCTTCTCAGGTATCAAAATGGAAAGACTGGCATTCAAGCACCAGAGAAGAAGTAATTTTTGGTAAACACAAAGATGCTATGTTTACTTCTGCAAACAATACAACCGTAGCAGACATTAAAGCTCAGTTAATATGCAAAACCATTAAAGATGTGGTAACCCAGTGCGCTAAAGACTATGAAGAAAAAACTGGAATAAAAATTGGTTTTTTGCCAGATCAATTTACCATTAAAAAGTATCACGAAGAAGCATATATGGGCCCTCACGTAGATTATGAGGGCGAAGGTAGGGCAGATTTTTATCCAACCATATCAATGGTTCTTTATTTAAATGATGACTATGAGGGCGGAGAAGTTAATTTTATAGAGCAAGATGTTTCCATAGAACCAGAGGCTGGCAGCCTAATAGTTTTCCCTTCTCATAAGCCATACTATCATGATCCTAGGCCAGTAACTTCTGGAATAAAGTATATGGTTCCTTTGTTCTGGTTTGATAATTAGGGTATAATAAATATATGTCGTATCAACTTCAGGTTATAAAAGACAATCCTATAGCCTTTTGGCCATTGGATGAAACATCTGGAACAACAGCTATTGATATATCTGGTTCTGGAAATAATGGATCGTATGTAGGATCTTTAACAACAGACATACTCCCATTGGTCTCTGGTGGAGTTTCTGGATCTTTAATTAATAACTTAAACTCAATTGAGCTTCCAATAGAATACGACTATAACGGAGATGCCGCTCTTGGAGGATTGGCCACTAAATATTTTTCTGATAATGATTTTACATTAGAATGTTGGGTTTATCCAAAGATATCTTCCACTACACTCACCCCAATTTTTGCAGACGGTGAAAGCGATATAGGTATCTATTACGAAGATGGAAACATTGTTTTTTTGCTAGAAAACAAAAGACTAGATTTTAGGCTTCCTTCAATTAATCAGTCCTCGCATGTTTGTGCAACTTATACTCCAACATCAATTAGCTTATTTATAAATGGAGAAAGAGCTGGCTCAATATTTTATGATAAATATACTTTTACAAACGAATCGTTTTTTCCAAAAATTGGTCCAACATCCAGCTCCGAAGATTCATTTATTGTTGATGCACCAGCGGTGTATAGATATGCCCTAACTCAAGAAAAAGCTAAATCTCATTTTAATTTATTCAGTGGAATTGCTCCAATACAAATAGCTGGACCAGATGGAGGAGTTTTATTTACTTTATCAGATAGATCAATTAAAAAAACATTTTCTTACTCTTATCCGTATAATAAAAAATGGAATCAGTTTCAAGCAGAAGGTTTGTATCATCAGGATACTGAAGATTATATAACTGTTGATACCGATTTAAATGAAGTAGTCTTGTATGATATATTTTCAGTGCCAAGTGCTATATCTTTTATGTCCTCAAAAGTTGAATGGAGCGGAACAAAAGGTGTATCAGTAGCAATTGGAACAGATGGAATAAATTATGATCCATGCTCTAATGGAGATGCAATTCCAGGCTATGTATACGGAGATGGATCCTTTGCAGAAGATAGAGTTTTATATGTAAAAATAACTTTAAGCAGCTCGGACATAACAAAGTTTTTTCCAAAGCTTTATTCATTGTCTTTTAATTTTTATTCAACCAAGTTATTGTTTGCAGATAATCACGGAGAAGACATTGAGCCAGAAGAGTCAAACCTAGCTTTGTGGGACTACGACCTATCTTCAGATGATTACCCAATTTTAATGAGAAATAAAAATAATGGAATTAGGCCATACGACTCTGGTTTCCCTATAAATACATTAATGAGTGTTCAGACGCTAGAAATGTTCTTTACGCCAATAAGCCTTTCTGCCAACTATCTTTTCTACCACGATTCAGCAAATTACTCATGGAGCAATACTGGAGCGGTTACAAAAAGCGGAATATCAGCAATATATGTAAATGGAGTAAACAGAACTAGTGCCACTAATATAAATACCTTTATGGATCCAGATGAACTATATCATATTGTTATAGTTTTATCCTCAGCAATTTCTACTCAAATATGGTTTAATGTTAAAGTAACTAATGGAACATGGTCAAATTCTGGTCCAAGAAATCTATATAAGAATATAGCAATATACCCATCAGCATTTAGCTCAACATTAGCCCTAGATCACTACGCTCTTTATACGGAAAGGCCATCGACTTTGGCAGAAGATACGTCAATATCATTGACAGAAAACGCCTATCAAGTGCATGATTATGACTGGATAGTGGTTAAAAGTATTTAATTTTGTACAAAGGTGTGACAAAAAGCTGGACTTATGTGCTAAAGAATGGTAAAATAAAAGTCTTATGGATATCAAAACAATAAACACCAAAATGCTAGAAGAGGAAACTACTCTTGGCATATACGTATGGGAAATGCCAGACGGAAGATGGATTGGTGATGACGATGGAAACTTCTTGTCTATTACATCTAAAAAAGGGAATAGATCTAGAATGGATGCCCTGGCAAGAGAGGTTCGTTCATATGGAATTCATGAAGGTCAACCTAAGTTTCTTTCTGGAAGACGCAAAATTGATGATGAAGAATTTGAATATCAGAAAAAAAGATTAGACTGGGGATTGGTTCCAGACCCCCTTGATATTGGTAATCACAAAGATGAAATGAAAAAATTAAGGGGCTTAAGATAAAATGGAATTTATTAATGACGAGACATCTAATAGCGATATAAATATTTCAAATGCAATGGATTGGGCACTTCTCAACAAAGAAGTTGTAACAAATAACGATCCATTTTCAATAGATGTTGACGCATTAAAAAAGGTTGGCGGACTAAGCACTTCTTTTAGAAGAAAGATGAATAGAGAGTTTTCTAAAAGATTTGTTGGTCAAGATGGAACTGGAACACAGCAAAACCTTTTAGCACAAGCAATTACTGGCTATGCCATGTTCGACTTAATCGAGCCACCGTATAATTTAGATTATCTTTCAAGAGTTTATGAGCTTTCTACATATAATTATTCTGCGGTAAATGCAAAGGTTTCAAACATTGTAGGCCTAGGCTATGACTTTGTTGAGACAAGAAAAACAAATGAAGCGTTTGATTCAATAACTGATGATAAGCAATTAGAGCGTGCACGCAAGAAGCTAAATAGATTGCGTCAAGACCTAAACACTTGGCTAGATGAAACAAATGAGGAAGAGCTGTTTATTGAAACTCTAAAAAAAGCATATACAGATTTAGAAGTAACTGGAAACGGATACATTGAAATTGGAAGAACAACGAGTGGAAACATTGGTTACATTGGTCATATTCCAGCAAAGACAATGAGAGTTCGTCGCTTACGTGATGGGTTTATTCAGCTGCTTTACGGCAAGGCTGTATTCTTTAGAAACTTCGGAGACTCAGATACAGAGAACCCAATTGCAGGAATTACAGATAGACCAAATGAAGTTATTCATTTAAAGAAATATACTCCAACAAATAATTATTATGGCATACCCGATATTGTGGCAGCAACAAATGCCCTTGCGGGTAATGAGTTTGCGGCAAAGTACAACCTTGATTATTTTGAAAATAAAGCGGTTCCAAGATATATAGTGACAGTAAAAGGAGCAAAGCTTTCTCCTGAAGCAGAAAGAAAACTATTAGAATTTTTTCAGGTCGGATTAAAGGGAAAGAATCACAGATCGCTATATGTCCCACTTCCAGCAGATACTCCAGATTCAAAGGTTGAATTTAAAATGGAGCCAGTTGAGGCAAATACTCAAGACTCATCATTTAATAAATATAGACAAGCAAATAGAGATGAAATATTGCTTGCTCACCGTGTTCCTATTAATAAGCTTGGAACTCCAGAGGGCGTTAATTTAGCCGTAGCCCGTGATGCTGATAAAACATTTAGAGAGCAGGTTTGTGCCCCAGCACAGATGATTTTAGAGAAAATATTAAATAAAATTATTGAAGAAAAAACAGATGCTTTGTTAATTAAATTTAATCAGCTTACTCTTACGGATGAAGACACTCAATCTAAAATTGATGAAAGATATTTAAGAATGAAGGTCATTACCCCAAATGAAGTTAGAATTAGAAAGGGCATGGTTCCCGTTGATGGTGGGGACGAGATGGTTGATTTAAAGGCTCAAGATACAGCAGAAATTACAGCCCAAGCTACAAATAGCAGAAAAAGAACTCAGGACCGAAGCGCAACTTCCCCAGATAATTCGGGAGAAGGCAGAAATGCAAAAGGCGACGGCAGACAGGTTGACTAGACCTACTCAACTGTTATTTGCCTTTTGATGCGTACGAGTATAAAATTAAGCATATGAATATTGAAAAGTCACATTGGTCTTCCAATGGTGAAAACATACAGCTATCGGTTCCTTTTACAAAGGTAAACCGTGAGAAGAGAACCGTATCAGGTTTTGCAACACTAGATAACGTAGATCAAACTGGCGATGTAGTTACATCAGAAGCTAGCTTAAAAGCATTTGAAAGTTTCCGTGGAAATATTCGTGAGATGCACACACCGCTTGCAGTCGGCAAGATGCTTTCATTTAGACCAGAAACTTATTACGATCCAATCTCAAAGGGCTTCTTTAATGGAATTTATGTAGACGTATATGTATCAAAAGGTGCAAATGATACATGGGAAAAATGTTTAGATGGCACACTTACAGGATTTTCAATCGGCGGAAAGATTACAGAATCAGATAATGAAGTTAACAAAGCAACAGGCCAACAGGTAAGATTCATTAAGGGATATGACTTAATGGAGTTATCAATAGTTGATTCACCAGCAAATGAATTATGCAATGTTCTTTCAATTTCTAAAATGAACGGGCAGCTTGTATTTAAAGGTATGGCAGCAGAAACCGTAACAGAAAATATTTTTTATTGTGAAGAAAGTGACTCTGTATTTATGTCAACAGAGAAGACATTCGACTCTCCAGTTTCTGGAAAGCCAGCAACACTAATTGGTTGGGTCGAAAGTTCAGACGTAAACAAATCAAACGAAATAGATAAGATTCTTGATTCATTTAAGAAGTCAAGATTACCGTTGCCTGAAACACAAAAAATTGCAAAACAGGCAAACGTAGAAGGAGGTAATGAAGTGTCAGATGTACAAAAAGATGTAGTAGCTGCAGAAGCTATTGCCGAAGAAACACTAGTAGTTGCTGAAGAAGCACCTGCTGACGTAGATGCTGCACCAGCAGCAGACGCTTCTGCCGATTCTCTCGAAAAAGCAGCCGATGTATCAGAAGTTGAGGTTGATGAACCTGATTTTGCAAAGATGATGGGCGATCTAAAAGGCTTTTTCTCAGAAACTCTAGCTAAAGCTACAGAGTCAAATGCTGCACAGGTGACAGAAATTAAGTCAACTGTTGAAAATTTCAGCAAGGCTGTAGAAGTTAGAATCACAGAGTTGGCAGAACAACACACAGCATTAAGCAATGCTGTAGCAGATATCAAGAGCACGATTGATGGTGTAACAAAGCGTGTCGATGCAGTAGAATCAGAGACTGCAATTAAGAAGTCCTCAGATCTTGGCGGATCTCAGGAAGTAACAATAACAAAATCTAAATGGAACGGTTCTTTCCTCGGTACCGTATCAGATTTAATTCGATAATAAGGTAGGTGAAAAATATAATGAGCAATGAAACATTAGAAAAAGCAATTGCAGCAGGCACAACAGCCACTGGCACATTTGCATCCGCTACAGGCGGAACAGGAATCCACACAGCGTCAGAAGATGGCAACGGTGGTTTACTAAACCCAGAGCAATCAGCTCGCTTCCTCGACTATATGTTCGACGCAACCGTAATTGGTAAAGTCGCACGTACTGTTAGAATGAAGTCTGACACAACCGAGATTGATCGTATGTCCGTTGGTGAGAAGCTTATGAAGCTCGCAACAGAAGGAGATAACACAGCAGCTAACGCAGCAGTGACATTCTCAAAGATCTCTCTTACAACAAAGAAGCTTCGCTTGGATTGGGAGCTTTCAACAGAGTCTCTAGAAGACAACATTGAAGGTCCAGATCTAGAAGATCACATTGCACGCATGATGGCAACACAGGCAGGTAATGACATTGAAGATGTAGTACTTAACGGAAATACATCACTATCATCAGATAACCTATACAAGGCATTTGATGGCGTTGTAAAGAAGGCAAAGTCAGATGCACACGTAGTAGACGCAGCAGGTGCTGGTATCTCTCGTGCAGTATTTAACTCAGCTCTTAAGGCACTCCCACGTAAGTACAAGCAGCGTAGAACAGATCTTCGCTTCCTCTCAGGTTCAAACTTGATTCAGGATTACTTATACTCAACATCACAAAACATCCAGAACGTCAACCCACAGGATATTGCTTCAGGCATCATCCGTGGTGAGGTTGCTCCAGTTTCAGGTCCAGCAGGATATGTAGCTCCATACGCATTTGGTATTCCAATCGTTGAAGTTCCACTGCTACCAGAGACACAGACTGGTGACTATTCAGCAGCATCAGGTTCACACGGTGATATCCACTTAACATTCCCAAATAACGTTGTTATTGGTGTTAAGCGTGACGTAACTGTATACCGATTCTTCTGGCCACGTAAGGACTCAATTGAGTACACAATGTATACTCGTGTTGGCGTCCAGATCGAGCAAGCAGATGCTTGGGTTGTAGTTAAGAACGTTAAAGTCGCTTCATAATTTAATTTATTAAGAAGACTTGCAAGAAAGGCCCCTAATTAATTTTAGGGGCTTTTCATTTTAATTGACTAATGCTATAATTAAATAACTTAGACTAAGGAGATTTTATGTCATTTGATACATTAAAGGTATCTGAGTTAAAGAAAATCGCAGAAGATTTCGGCGTTGATACAGAAGGTTTAAAGAATAAGAACGATATAATTGCAGCTTTCACAGAAGAAGGCGTCACATGGTCAGTGTACCAGAAGACAATTAAAGATATTGAAGAAGATTCAGAAGAGATTGAAGTCTTGCCTAGATTTGATTCAAAGAAAGAACTAGACGAAGACGACGTGCTTGTTAGAATGACAAGAGCTAACTTCAGATACGATATTCAAGGTCACACATTTACAAAGGAACACCCTTTTGTGGCAATGGATCCAAAGACAGCACAAGAAATTTTTGATAAGGAGGAGGGTTTTAGATTAGCTACTCCAAAGGAAGTTCAAGAGTACTACAACTAAGCCCTATGTAATATGGCAGAGATTTATGTTAATAGTAATGCACCAATCAAAACTAAAATATTTTGGGCAGGTGAAATTGTAGACCCTGACGGAAATGTTTCCGTTGAAGTCTATGATATTACCGAAGACCCATTGGTGTTTCCAGCCATTAACCCAACTAGCCTTCTTCTAAACCTTACAGCCACAAAACTAGAAAATGATTTTGGTACCTACCAGATAGTATTGCCAACGGCATACTCTGATAGAAATAGAAAATTTAAAATGGTTTGGAGATATGTGGTTGGTGGAAGCAGCTCTTATCATATATCTTATACGGATGTAGTTACTCCCTATGCTAATCTTGCAGAAGCAATTGAGGATTTAAATTTTGGAACAGATCAATCTGATCCTGAATATAAAACTTATCATGATCTTCAAATGGCAGAGAAGTACGCTAGAAAAATAATTGAAAATTATTGTGGACAGAAGTTCTATCTTTACAACTCAACAGAAGTTGTTTATGGCTCAGGCTCATACTCTCTTCCACTTCCAGCAAAAATTAACAGCCTGTATACATTGCATGTAGGAGATTACCTTTTAGTAGACAACATTAATGAAGTAAACAATTGGGGTCTTTCTACAGTAGTTTCAGAAAGCGGATTTGGAATAAGAGTTGATACCGCTCTTATGACTGACAACACTGTATACACTGCAAATGGAATGGTTCCACCTACGGTAAACGATATTTCATTTAATGGAGTATTTAAAAACAACTCAAGGTATAGAGTTTCTGGAAGATTTGGTTGGGCTAGCGTTCCAGATGAAGTTGAGCAAGCATGCATACAGCTTATGGGCCACTTCTTTGACAAGGATAGACATTGGAAAGATCAGTATTTAAAGTCAGTTCAAACATTTGACTGGAAATTTGATTACTCTTCTGATATTCACACTGGAACTGGATGCTCTTATGCAGATAAGCTTTTATCAGATTATGTTATTAATCAGGCAATGGTAATATAAAATGCAAGGAATTATAGACGCAGTTCTTTTGATGAAATTAGATGTCTACAGACAGTTTGACGAACAAGATCCAGACACTGGGGCTATCAAAAAAGAATGGCATTATTATAAAACACTACAGTGCCATGCAAAGGGAATCATATCAAACTCAAGCACCTCTAGGTCTGGAGACAAACAGGTGTTTAATAATAAATATTCTAACGAGCAGGTAATACAAATTAGAACATCTGACAGGCTTACTTCTAGAGAGAAAATAACTAACATTAGGGATAACAAAAATAACCCAATATGGACAGAAATAAATTTCCCTTCTAACACTCCAACGGTGTTTGAGATATCTGGCACGACACCTATAACCGACCCATTCGGAAAGGTTATTGGATATAACTCTATGGCTCTAAGGTCGGAGAATCAGACAATTGGAATCTAATGTTGCTTTACTTCAAGCCGCAAGCGGACTAGAAAAATTAATGGTTGGCACTGTAGGTACAAACTTACAAGATACAACTGTTGCACAAATATCTGCTGCTTTATATTATCAATCAAATGTAATAGCAAAGCTTAT